CAATGTAGGGAGCCATGCCACCATCTGGCAGCAAATGATCGGCGCCTTCCAAATCAAGGTAGCAATGCGCTTCGCCGACGGAATAGCCTTTGCGCTCCATCGAAAGGTCGAAGCCTTGTGCGCGGGCAATCGCTTCGGTGATTTCGTTGGTTTCGAGAGTTTCCTCCGCATCGTTGTCGTCAGGCTCAACGAAGACGCCCGTATCAACGAGGTGCCGCATCTTGCGCGGGGACAACTCCATGACCTCAGTATATTCGTCAGCGTCCCGCAGATGGGTAGCCGCCGGGTCGATGTAGAAGTTCTCAGCATAGACGACGGCCGGTTCAGGCATTCCTGTGAGGGAGTTCCACCCGGCCTTACGGATGCCCACGCCCATGAAGCCTACGCGGAACAGGTTGCGTTCGAGGTCGGAGTAGAAGCCCGACACCTGATCTACAAGCTGGTGGTTCATGTAGGCGCGGACACGGGCAGCCGCCTGTTCGCGGACAGGATCAGTGTAGCCCAGGATGCGGGTGCGGACGGGGCCACGCGCGGGCCACAGTTCCTGGATGGCCTTGGCCTGGAACTTCACCACGTTCTCGATGAGAAGGGGGTGTACGGCCGTGCAGGCGCCCTCTACGTCGGTGTTGCCTTCACCCTCAGTGTTGAGGCCCAGCCACTGGATGCCCTTCTTGATCTTCTCTTCCCACTGGTGGCGGGAGTTCTTATAGGTCGTGAGGACTTCCTGCCTGACAGCACCAATGTCATCGACGATAGCCTGCTCGATGCTGACGACGAGGTTGGCGCCGAACGACATATCGACCTCGATGACTTCCTCATCGGGAATGACGATGAGAGTTTCCTCGGAGAACTCGAATTCGATTTCGGGAACTTCGTCAGCGGGTGGAATGAGCGGATTATCGGACATGGCTTACTTGGCTCCAATAGCTACGGAAGGGTCGCCGCTTGGCGAAGGGTTCTGGCCTGCTGACAGTTTCCTGCGTCAGTTCGTAGCGACGCCTCAAATAGAGAAGCGCCATGACCATCGCATCAACTGCGTCGTCATGGGCGCCCTTGGGAAACTCCAACGCTTCTTGCAAAAGTTCAGCCGCATACTTCTTCTTAAGCGGCAACCATACACGCTGCCTTTCAATAATGCCCGTTACTGCATGGGCACGAGCCACTTTATCACGGTCGGGCTGGAAAGGCAACACAGGTAATTTATTAAGCTTGAGGTCCTGAATTAGTGATTGACCCGAAGCCTTATTCTCAATCACCATCTTATCCGGATTGAAGCGTTCGTACTGCTCCTTGGCGATCTTCCGCAATTGCGGGAATGTCCAGCGACCCCTCACCTGATTGAGAAGGATTGCGTTAGGCTCCTCATACTCAAAGCCCTTGTCGTCCGTATAGGTAAGGTGGAAGATGCCCCATGTCTGGATAACCGAGTAGTCGGCTTTGGCTTTGGTGGAGAATGCAGTATCGAGAGTCTGGATAACCTCGTCGCATTCGGGAGGTTCCTCGTCATCCCAGTCCTGAAAGTCGTCCTTGTTGAAGACGTTGCCATCTTCGCCCACCGGCGTCTGCATGTAGAGGGCCGCCCAGTCAGCGCGGGCAAGGCTCTCTCGCGTTGCAGACAGGTCTTCCATGGTCATGTACTGGGGCCAGTAGGAGCCACCTTCTGGAAGCATCAGGTACTCGGCGGCTTGGCTATCCAGAATTGCCGGGATGGAGATGACTTCCCACTGATCGACCTTGGCATTGCGTGCTGCCTTGTCGAGCAGGTGGCCGGATAGGTCGCGGACATGCCACCGCGTATTCACCAGGATGATGCGGGAGTCGGGCAATTTACGGGAGCGGAAGCCTGGGCCATACCAGTTATTGACGCGCTCGCGTTCGGTATCGGATTTGGCGGTCTGTTCTGACAGCGGGTCATCCATGATGCCCACGTTGAAGCGGTAACCGGCAATGGACTTACCAGCACCGGCGGGCATAAAGGAGCCGCCCGACACCAGCTTCCAGCCCGTGACACCTGACATGTCATCGCGGATAAGGGTGCCGGGGAATATCTCCTGGTATTCGGAACTGCGAAGGAGATCGCGAACACGGCCGGAACACTCGACGGCCTTATCAGTGGTGTGTGAAATCCACATGAAGCGCCATGTCGAGTGACGCCCCATGCTCCACGCCACATACAACATGAGCAGGACGGACTTCATGGAACCGGGCGGCAACATCAACATGAGGCGTTCGACGTTACCTGCATCTACGTCTTGCAGGGTAGCCGCAATGGACTCGATGTGCTGCCCGTCCCGGTAGTCATTGCCGTCGAGCATAAGGTGGGCCATCAACTTGACGAACACGTAGAATTCGTCGCGGGCCTCCATCACCGCCTTCTGATGGAGGGCCTCTACCAGTTCCGCCTTTGCTTGGAGTAGCGCGTCTTCTTTGTCAGACGACTGCATAGTAATTCTTCTTACGTTGATTGTCTGCCGCCGGAATTATTTGCAAATTCCATGGGACGTGCAAGCCACATACAAGCTCATGCTTTAATGGAACAATGTGGTCTACTTGATAAGAAACGCCTGTCTTGTAGGACATTTCTTTGGCTTGTGTATAAATAGGTTCAAAGTCTCTTACGTTTACCCAAGTTGGCGTGGCAGATAATTGGCGTGCCCTTCGAGCGGAACAATGGGCATTTAGTATTCCGGGGTTCTGCTTACGATAACGTCGAGTTGCCTCATTGGCTGATTCTGGATTGGTTTTACGATACTCTCGGGCAGCGTGTTTACGCTGTTCTCGGTTGGCCTTATCATACTCGGCTACATACTGACGAAGCTTATCTGGATTGCGAACATCCCACTTAGTTTGGTTTTCACGCGCGCAAATTACACACGCTTTAGATGAAACAAAGCGCGGCGCATCATGTCCTCGCACGCAGGGTTTGCCGGTATAGAACCGTGTCAATCCCTGCGCCTTGGCGTCACCTTGGGAAATGATAACTTCCCTATTAGTTGATTCGGATGCGGGATTCAATTTCCGGCTCGACTTCCTTGAGGACGCGCGTCAGTTCAGCAATCCGCGTATTCAGTTCCTCCTTCGAGTGAACGACGCGGTGTGTAACTTCCTTGCGTTCGGTGAACATCTGCAAATACTTGGCGAGGTTTTCCATGGCGCGGTTGGCGTTGGTATAGTCGCCGCTGCCCATGGCCGCCGTGGCAATATCGTTGAACCACTTCACTACGTCTTCGACATTGATCTTCATTCTTGCCTTCTCCTCTATCTCGAACGCCCTGATCAGGTCTTCCATGCCGGGGCGCTTGAGATTCTTGTTGGCGATAGCCAGCAGGCGCGGCGGGTAATTGGTGTCGTAGCCTGCCCGCCTAACAGCATCGGTGCGGTTGGAGCGCCCGTTCAAGGCGAATTGCCGGGCGAACTCCAACTGCTTGTCAGTGAACTTACGGAAGGTGTCGATCTTGTCCCAATGCGATTTCCAAGTCTCGCTCAAGTATTCGCGGATCGTCTTGATAGTCTTGACATCCTGGGCGGTAACTGCCCGCTTAGGCTTATGAATGTCAAGACTCTTGAGTTCCCGCCGATACTTGTGCTGCCGCTCTTTCTGCGAAGGAGGATTAGGAGTACGCTCCTGAAGGCGCTTCCGCCGCTTGATGTATCCTTCGGCAATCGGCTTTGTACTTAGCTTGGGAACGTATGGCTTGTCGTCGTCGCCCTCGTTCATGGCGTCTGAGATTCCTCTCCTTCGTCAACCCTGACAATAGAAATGCGGGACCGGCCCTTCTGATCGCTGCTCGACGCCCTGCCCGCATTGTAGAACCGCAGACCATGCCGCTCCAATGCAGGGCGGATACGGCGCAGTTCGGCAGCAAAGCTATGGGACGTTTGGGGCAGACGCTCACGAGGACCGATGTTCAGTTCCAGTTGCCCGATCAAATCCGAGTACGTACCTGAGAACTCCTTCTGCTTATCCATCATCCGCAGCATGGCCGAAGCCAGACCATGGAACTCCAACATGTGGCTTTCCGCCGCAGCCCTGTTGCGCTTATACACTTCCATCAGCCTGCCGGGCTGCCACCCAAAAGAGGCTTCGGCAGCGACGGCCCACACGGCAAACGCAGACATGCGCGGCTTCTCGGCCAGCACCACATTACCATAATTTCGCGTAGCAATCAATGCGGCGTTCATAAGCGAACCAAGAAGTTGAGCGTGCTTCGCGTGGAAAGCGTCCCAGAACTCCAAGTCATCGCGCCGTTGGCGGGGATCAATGCGGGGCAGATGCACATGGATGGAGCGGTCAACGAGGTCGCCGCGCTCAACCACATCAGGAATGCCGTTCATGGCGACGGGGCGGCACACCCGTACTGCGGACTCCTCCGCATTAGTATAGAGTGCGCGTCCACCCTGGGCGCCCGTACCGGTGCTGATGACGCACAGCGAATCCGACATCTTGTTGGAAATGTGGGACACGTTGTCGAACGCCAAGACGAAGGAGTTGCGGACCATGGCTTGCAGGTCACGCTGGTCTTCGGGCGGCGTCCGCATATCGAGCGCATGGGGATCAATGATGCGGCGCAGCAGGCGCAGGATGGTGGACTTACCGGAGCCTTGCTCACCCGAAATCGTGAGGACCGGGTAGGGACCTTCCGGCCTCAGGCAGCCGAGCAGCCACGCCACCAACAGCATGAGGGTGTCGTCATCGGCGGCCACGAAGTCTCGCAGCAGAATGGGAAACTCGGAAGCCGGTACCGACAGGTCAGGCTCGACGAGGGGCAGCATACCGGCGCCCCGGAGCATACGCATGTGGGTAGGCCCGCCCGAGACTTTCTTGATGCCGTCGGCCGTGATGTGCCACGCATCGTTAGCGTCATTGGCAATGTCGAGATAAAGGTCACCGACCTTACCGCCGACGCGAATGTAGTCCTTGACCTTGGCGCCCTGCGAGCGGACCCAATGGGCGAAGTAGGTCTGCGCCGACGACAGCAAATCGCCATTGGGCACGATGCTGAAGCGGTCAACGCAGAAGGAACTGAACCACCCACGGAAATCACAATGGCCCGCCGGGGCAACCGTCATGGTGCGGCGGATGCCGTTCTCCACGTAGTCGAGGAACAGGCGCCCGTCTTCGGTTGTCCAAGGGGTGAGTTCGGCCTTAGCGTCGTTGAGAAGCTGGACGCGGCTAGTCTTGTCGGACATGGAGGCTCCTTGGTTAGAAGCTCATCCTACCGCGCGCGGGTGAGGGTTGCAAGAGGACCCTCACCTTCCTCACCAAGACTCTCAACAATCCTCCGCCCCTGCATACTCGGGCAGGCTCTTGAGGTATGCGTAGATGGCGGGTAGGAGTGGGCCGTCGGCCGGAACCGGCATCTCATAGGTACGCATATCTACGGGCTGGGCATTATTGAGACGGGCATCCGCGCTTGCGTAGATGGCGATGTGCGCGACAACTACATGCGTCCACCCGTGATAGTGACTGATCTTCGCATAGGCGTCAGTAAAGGGGGCGCCGACTTGCGACTCAGGAATGAAAAGCTTAAGTGCCATTAGTAATCAGCCTCCGTCGTTTCAATGGTAGCGGTCCACCGCAGATTCTTATCCACTTCACCGGTTACCGTAACATACAGGGCGCCGGTAGTCGTATTTGCAGAAACGTCAATGATAGCGCCGGTGGTGTTGTCCGCGCCCAGATTGGTGTCGGCCCCGAGAACCGTAATTGTGGGCGTGCCAAGCAGCGCAGTTGTTGCGGCGGATGCATTACGCTTGATGGCACCTGTAACTTCCCATGCCTTCGCATCGTTTACGGTACCGGCTGTGCCGCCCGTCTGGATGCAGACCACCCGAATGTAAAAAGCATACACAGAAGTATCGGGCAATGTATCTGTATTTGTAGTAGCTACGGTGGCGGAGCCATTAGAAGTAAGGACGGTAGCCGTAGCGTTGGTTGTGTTTTGTCGGACAACTAGCAATCCGTATTGATGTCCTCCAGCGACGCCGCCTGTCGCTCCTGACGCATACGAAAGCCGACCAACCTGGGAACGTGTGGTAGCTAAGTGTCCACCTGGAATAGTTGAATGACTGGAATTAGCCACATTACCTTGTCCGCCGCCAATCGTAGCATAGGTGCTGGATGCTGAATTAAACCCCCCTCCCCCTACGAAAGCCGATGAGCCTCCAGCCGAGTTGGCACTTCCTCCTCCTACAATAGCACTCGACCCTCCTGCTGTATTACTACCTCCACCCCCGACAGCACTCCCACTCCCACTTGCTGTATTAGAAGAACCGCCAGCTACGGTTGACTGATTTCCTGAAGCGGTATTACTGCTACCCCCCGCTACAGTTGCTTCCTCCCCTGAGCTAGTATTACTAAGTCCCCCTCCTATAACGGATCTCGCCCCTGACGCTACTTGCGCGGCAGTCGAACGATTCGTACAAAGATCGACAGCATTAGTTCCCCTTTTATTACCACCAGTTCGCGTACCGTCTGGAATGCGAGCTATAAGGGCACCGTTGCCTACAGGCAGCAGGGCGAGATCGACGTTAGTGGGCTGCGGCTGCGAGGGGTCGATACCGACAATGGCAACTGGAATGATGTCGTTAGGGGCGCTGCGGTTCCACAGGCGAGCGAAAGGAAAGCCGAACCAGGAGGGAAAGTCACTCCGCATTAGAAGATACCGCTCTCAATGATGACGTTGAGGGGATTCGATTGGACTGTCTGGGTCGAAGCGCGGATGCAGGGCGCGTTGGTGGAGTCGCCCGGAATAACAAAGCCGATCAGGGAGGGCACTTCCACCACGGTCTGCGCCGAAGACGTGGAAGCCGAGTAGGCAGGGACGGCCACCTCAGCGATCAGGCGGTTGGTAGTGCCGTTGTCAGGCGAGTAGTAGAAGCACACGACGGTCGCCGTGCTGGTGCCGGTACGGGCGATGGTGACGCGGGTGACCCGCTTGCCGACGCCGCCAGCAGGGGCGACACTAGGCCCCGAAGCAATGGTGACGATGGTGCCCGTGCCGTCGCGTCCCGTGTTGGCAGTCGTCACCTGCCCCACATCAACGATAGGCTGGCTTACGTATTGGGCTGTACTAGCCATCTCAGATAATCCCTTGCGCTGTGATTAGGAAGTCTGGTACAGAGGCACCGCCACCCCCGCCCCCGCTAGGCACGGCCCATGTCCGGTCGCCCCGCAGGAACGTAGTGCTATCAGCAGTACCCGTACCCAGGCGCGCTGTCGGCACCGTACCCGAAGTGAGGTTGCTCGCGTTCAGCTTGCTAAAGGTATCTCCGGTGTAGGAGACGAAAGCCGAAATGCTATTAGCGCCGGTAAGCGTCACAAGGCCCACCGCACTATTAGCGATCAGCAAATTGTAGTTAGCCGTACCTGCTTCCAGAATAGACCACGTCACACCCACGCTCTTAAGCGTATTACCTGTAGCGACAGTGTAAGTGGTATTATTCAGGTACAGATCGACATTGCTATTAGCCGTAAAGAAGCACCCATTAACAATGTGGTTGACGCCCTGAAGCGCCATACCAAAGGTGCTGTTGCTGATCTGACAGGCGGAGAACACGAAGCTATCGCAACTGGCATCCGTCGTAATAGCAGCGGCAGCAGGCGTAACACCCGCCACAGCAAACTCCGTGGAACTGAACTTCCAGTTGGTAGCACTCGCCGCAATCAGGGCGCCGCCGGGACACGTAGTAAACGAGCAGCCAGAGGCCACGCCCCAGTCCTGCCCATTAATGCCCAGGCCGTACTGCTGGCCATTAGTAGAGCAGGAGAGCAGCCTCACACCCTCGTCGAAGGCACCGCCACCACCATTGACGTAGAAGCCATATCCAGAGCCGCTCTGCACCTTGACAGAGACAATGTCCGTATCGGCGCAGTTGTCGATATACACACCATCTGTAACCAACGCCATGAAGACATTAGAGATGTAGGTGTTAGCGCAATACTTCAGCGAGATGCCCGTAATAAAGGCACCCTCGATATCCAGATTCTCCAGCCTCACCAGCGATACACGGGCAGACGTAGTATTACCATCAATCCGAATTGCCCGGCATCCCGTCTTTGAGTTGGCAATCATCTTCATATTAGAGATGCCAAACCCAAATACCGTAGTCGAACTGGCCAGGAAACTAAATAGATCAATGCTATTAGAGTTACACGCCATCGTAGTAGCGCGGGTACCCGCACCGATAAGTTGCGTATTCTCCTTGAGCGTCAGGCTATTAACCAGATAGGTGCCCGGCGGAAAGTACACATTACCCGTCGCAGCATTAATAGCATTCTGAATAGCCGTCGTATCATTAGTAACACCGTCACCAACCGCGCCATAATCTTTGACGCTCAGAACATCCGCCGCCCTAACAACCAGTGTGCGCGCCGTACCGCCCGTGCCTGCCGCCGTGTACGTAGTCTGGGCGCTAGTGTAGGCGCTGACATTTGCCACGGTAATTGTCAGAGCTGACACCTGGGCCGACACCGCTACAAGAGCATTGTTCGTAGAGGTATGTGCCGCATTGATAGATGTGATGGCAGAAGCAATGACGGAAACGCGAGCAGACACCGCCACAAGAGCATTGTTCGTCGAGGTATGCGCGTTGTTAACAGAAGTGATGACAGTATTAATGGACGTGATGGCAGCGGCATTAACAGACGTGCGCGCCGAGACGGCAGCCACCGTAATAGTGAGCGCCGATACCTGGGCCGACACAGCCACTAGGGCGTTGTTCGTGGAGGTGTGGGCGTTGTTGATGGAAGTAATGACAGCCGGATCGAACGCCGCAGCAGCCGCCGATACCGCGCTGACACGCACTTCGAGCGCGGAAACCGCGTTATTAATCGACGTGATTACGGCCGGATCGAAGGAAGCAACCGCCGCCGAGACAGCATCCACGCGGATTTCGAGGGCGCTGACAGACGCCTGCGTGTTGATGAGGGCCATCGAGTTGGTCCACACACTCGTAGCCGCATCCCATGCAAGCACCTCGCCTGTAACAAGGGAGGCATGAGCCGATACGCGAACGTCGTGGAGTTCGCCCAGTTCATAGCCGTTCTGGACCTTGACGAAGATGGAGCCTGCACCGCCCGAGCCGCCCTTGACGACGTATCCCACCATAACTAGGTGCTGGGGCGCGACCGGCTTGACGTTGGTCCATTGACCGGGTGTAGTGGGGGAGAGCCAGATAACCTCGCCGTCGGAGAAGCCGTTGGTGTTGAGGCCCCGCACAAAGCCTTCGACAGCGACGTAGCCGAGGGCCTTGTCGGCAATGGTTTCCGTAGCCACACCAATGACAGTCAGGCTGTTAGCATCGTTGTTGGCTTGGGCCAACTCGATAGTGAGCCGCTGGCCCGTCGAGCCGACCACCTTGACGACGGCACCCTCAGGAATGGGCGAGCCAGTATTGTTGTAGCAGCGTTGAACGAGTTCCTGCCCCAACTGATTGACGACGTTGCCGCCAATGAGGCCCAGGTTCAGGGTGCCATCATCCGGATTCCAGGAGAGGCGCCCCACCGAAGTAGGAATAACGGTAGAGGTGTCGAACTCAATGTACTGAACGGCGTCCAGATAGTCACCGACGCGGTTTACCTTGGTAGGCAGGATAGCATTGATAGAGACGATGGATGCATTGTTGGCAGCCGACTGCGCGGATACCGAATCCACCCGCACATCGAGCGCATCAATCTGCGACTGCACGTTACCGAACGCAAAGCTACCAATGACTGATACATTCGTGCGAACAGTACCTGAGTTCTGTACGATTGGTACCAGTTCGTCGCCGGTAAGTGGGCCAGCGGCAGGCAGTTCAGAAATCTTCTTAGGAGATGCCATATCGCTTCCCTACAAATACGCGCCTAGCCACATTCAACGCACTAGTATAACATAAAAAGACAGCGCAAGCAAGGTATTAAGCGTCAGCCAGCGGCGACGCCCCAGCATCCACTCCACCATGGCGCAATTCCCTTTACTTATCGAGGTCGTTTACGAAATCGTCGAAGGGTTCCTCATCATCGCCTTCGTCTTCGGCCTCGTATGCCTCCATAATCTCCTCGATCAGGTCGGCTGCCGCAGCCTGGGCGTCTGCCAGATTGGAAATGTCGAACTCCTCCCGGTAATCCGGCTCATCCTCGCCTGATTCCACCGTGAAAAGCCACACACCATCGTCATATTCCACTTTGAACTGCATACCTGCATCCTGAAAAAGGGGGCCGACAGGAATATTACCCTATCGACCCCCTTAAATCAAGTGCTTAGCAGGCGCTCACCTAGCTTCCTGAGAACGGCGGCCCTTTCTCCTTCAGAATAGGATCGCCAGTTCCCAATTTCTTCAACAGTACGCCCGCAACCACGGCACAAACTGCCAAAACTAGTGTCGTATAGACTACAAACTCCACAGCATGGACTCCTTATCTTAGCGGATGGGGCAGGCGCCGGTTGCACAGACCGATCCATCGTCAATTTCGAACTCCTGTTCGTCCTTCTCGCCCACCTTGGCCCCGTTCTCGGTGCCTTCGAGCGGCTTCAGCGTCGAAGCGTAGGTCCTGTAAGCCTCCTCATCCACCACCTCTTGGGGCAAATACGGGTAGCCAAGGTCCTTCGCAGTCTTAGTCGGGTCAGTCCGGTACAAAAAGCTGACGCCGACGTAGCGATCCCAGTTATCATGCAGCCACGCCACGATTGCAGGCGCCTCATCCGGGCTATAGCTGATGGTGACCGAGCAGTTATGGTCCACGTAGTTGTCCATCAGCAGCTTGTAGCGGTCCAACTGGGAGACAGCCGTCTCCAGATTGACTTCCTTCCCATCGACCACGTCGAACGTGACATTGTCGTAGGCGACCGGGAAGGTAACCAGCACCGCATCAGGGCTGGACGGGTCCTGGAAAACCCGGTAGTTCGCCTCAATCAGCTTGGCCACGTACGGATCATGCTTGCTGAACCGCACATTGTTGAAGACATACTTGCCCAGCGGCTTATGCACACCCTCCGTCGTGTCCATGATCTTGCTCAGCGTGCCACTCGGCTTCACCGTGGTGACCGCCTTAGGCCCCGGCAGACCCAGTTCAGTGGCCATCCCGTTCGCCGCCTTGGTCACACACTCCCGCAGAATCTTCCAAGCATCCTTATCGCCCGCGTGTTCCCACTCAGCCACGCCCGTAACACCGACGCCGCAGAGACGCAGGAACTCGTTGTTCTCGTGCCACGCCCGCTGAAGCACCCCGTCCACCAGATTGACGCAGGTCTGGCGGTAGTTGGCCCGTGCCAGCAGACGCGCCGCATACCACAGGTCAGCCATACGCTTGCCGTTGAAGCGGCCCAGGTTGATCTCAACAAGGTTGCAGAAGCCCTTGTTGGGCAGCAGAATCTCAGCACACGGATTGACGCCCGAAATCCACGGGGCGCGGCGCTTGCCCTCCACCATATTGATGAAGCCGGGTTCAGAGCCGCCCGCCTCCTGCATCAGATCGAACAGTTCGCCAATGTCGTCCTGCGTCGGACGCGACTTGAACATCACCGAGTTGTTGGACTGCTGCCGGTGGTAGTTGTCGTGAAGCCAGAAGTCCTGCTTTGCCTTGGCGAAGTCCACCCATTCCGGGTCGCCATGCGGAACCAGGGCGATTTCCGCAGAACGTCGCGACGAGAGGGTGGTTCCGAGATGGTTAAGAACGTCGAGAATGTCGATCCGAGTAAGCAGCATCCCCGCCTTCGCATTGAGGACGTTGGCGATGCGTTCCATCGCAGGCGCAAAAGTCTCGTCACCGCTCGAAATCCAGCCGTATCCCGCAAGACGCTCGCCGGACGGGCGAATCTGCCGGAAGTCAAGTCGAAGCACGTCAGCCTTCCGCTTTCCAGCCAGCATCTTGCCCACTGACTTTGCCCACGCTTCCGCGCTATCACCAATACCAATAGTCCAAACCGACTTTCCGTTCTCGGTCGTATAAGACTCGACATTAGTTTCTCGGCCCTTCTTCTGCTCCAGCTTGTGACGCTCCGACCGCACCACCTGAATTTCCATGGGCGACGTGAAGCCGTTGAGCGTACCCACCACCGGCTCGAAGCCGACGCCACAGCCCTGCAACAGCAGCCAGAACGAATCGACTACGTCGTGGACAGTCTCGACCTTCGTAAACGCACAATTGAACATCGAGGCTTCGCGCCGCTTGGCAATCTCAGTCCCGCCCAGCCACAGGGTACGCCCCGAGACAGAGCCTTCCCGGTGCAGCAGCACGCTACGCAGGTCTTCCAGTTCGGCTTCCTGCTTCGCCGTAAGGGCCACGTCGCCCAGCGCCCGCTGCCATAGCCACCGCTGATGACTAACAACACGCCCAACAATATCTTCCCACGACTCAAAGCTGCCATCCGGCAGGGGCCGCGAATAGGTGCGGCGCACAATGGTAGCAGCGCGAGCCGACGGCACACGCACATCAACGAAATTACGCATCAACAGACTCCAGGAGAAAAAGGACAGCCACTATACCAAAGGTGGGCGAGAATTACCAGAGGCTACTCGTCGTTCTCGTAGCGAGAAGCTTCCTCCTCAAAACGACGCCGACGCTTAGTTCCCTCTTCGTTCTCGGCCGCCAGCAGCCTCAGCACATATGCCACACCCAGCGGGTGATGTCCACGCCGGAAGAGGTCCTGGACAATTTCTTCAATCGGCTTAGCCATTGGTGAGCGCCTTCCAAGAATAGGGGAACAGTTCGGCCATCTTAGACCCAATCATCTCAACGACCTCACGGGTTTCTCGCTGGGCATCCGGCTTGACCCGCAGGCCCCACACCCGCGACCAACCCAGCAGGCTACCCGTCCAATGCCACTCCGTATAGGCGTTCTGGGGCAGCACCATCCGCGCCTGCTCCGCACAGACGCCCAGCCGCAGCAGTCGGTTGTAGGTGCCTACAGCCTGCTTGGCCGCGTTGCGAATGTCGTCGGACTCCATATAGGTGAGTTCAACGGCCTCATCGGTGCTGCCCTGCTTGATGTCGGCAGCGCCCTTCCGCCAGTAAGACGACCAGTAAAGCTCCGGTTCATCCTTGACGTAGCGGCGGCTGATCTCGCTCCACACGAAACCCACCTGATGCTTCGCAAGCTGCCGGGCCACGAAGATGGGGGCCTTGAAGTGGAAGCTGACGTGAGGGTGGGCAAAGGGCAGTTCGTGCTTATGCTTGGCGAGGAAGGTCAGCAGGCGAGCGTCCTTATCATCGAAGACTTCCTTGCGCTTGCCGAAAGAGCACCTCGCGGCATTAACTACGGTAAGATCGTCGCCGTAGTGCCCTAAGTAGGTTACGTGCAAAGCAGGACTCCTGTGCGGTGGTGAGAGCGGGAGTTTAGGGGAGGGGCGCCTGGGTGTCAAGCGGAGAAGGGCCGCTACGACGGGGGACCCTCTGGGAACCGACAATTCGGCGCTCTTGACTTTTTGGCCAGGTTCCTGTAATGTGTAGTCTACCCTGCCAAAAAAGCACGCATTTCAGGATTTCCTTACTTTCGGGTAGGTGAGTGGTGAGAGTCTGCGTGGAAATCATGGGGCGCCGGGGGAAGCTCACCACACCCTCACCAGCTAAGTCATTGATATCATTGGGAAAGTGAGGAAGTGAGGGTTGTGAGGGTCGTTTCCGACTCTTTTAAACTTCTTATATATCTCTTTTCTTTCTTTTCTAAGAAGGGGACGCTCACCACGCTCACTTCCTCACCTTTTCGCTTAAGTCCTTGATATGACTCAGGTTTCTTGGTGAGAATCTCGGTGAGCGTGTTTCAGGACTCTCACCACGCCCTCACGGCGCCTCACGGCGCATCTCATTTTTTAGACTGGAAGTGAGGTTCAAATATCCCTAGACAACAATACGAGGCTAGTATATGGTGGTACCACTGTCAAAGGAGGTTCGGTATGATACCGAAAGCAGGTGATCTTATTGCGGTATGGTTTTCGTGCGGCGCGCCGTCCGCTGTGGCAGCAAAGAAGACGTTAGAACTCTACGGCTCCCGGTGTGATGTTCGCATATTAAACAATATGGTGGATGAGGAGCCTCAAGATAATCGTCGATTCTTACAAGATGTAGCTAATTGGCTAGGTAAACAAATTGAAAATGTAATTAACTCAGAATTGGGGCACACTTCGGCTGATCAGGTCTGGCGCCAACGGTCGTTT